ACCAAAAAATACAATCAAAAAATTAATCAAAAAAAATTCAATAAAATATTGACAACAAAAAATTAATGTGTTATAATTAACACATAATAAACAAATGAAATTGGAGGTGTTGAAAATGAAAGTATTTGAATTATTAACAAATAAAGAAATTGAAGAGATTTTAGAAAAAGAGCCATTAGGAAGTGAAATAATTGGAGAGTTATTTAAAATTTTAATAGAAAGAGGTGAAGAGAATGATACCACAAAAAGATATTGAAGAGTTGAATGAAATAATTTCTTTAAATAATGAGAAAATTAAAGATGATATGAAAATATTAGAAAAGCAAATTAATATTTTATCTATTAAATCAGAAGAAAATAGAAAATTAATAGCAGGAAATATAAATCAAATAAAAATGTTGGTAAAGATAATAAAGGATAAATTATAATGTTTACACTAAGCGATATTTTGCGAACTGTCGAAAAATTAGAAAGAGTAAAGCGAAGAACAGAAATAGAAAATAAAAACTTGAAAATTTATAATTTATATTGTATAATTAATGATGACTATAATGTTGTGGGAATGAAAGATAAAAATAATGTTGAATATGACATATATAAAATATCTAAAAAAGGGTGGAAAAAGGTTAGTGAAATAAGATTTTCTAGTCTTAAAGATGCAACATATAGACATAAAATAAAATTTAAGGAGCGTTTAAAATGAAGCCAAATTGTTTTTATTCTAATGAAGTGGACAACTTAAATAAAATTATAAGTCAATTATCAATGGAAAATAGCTTATTAAAGCAGGAAATAAATGATATACTAAAAGATAAAAAATTATTAGAAAAAGAAAATTATGCGTTAAAATTGCAGATAGTTAGTGAAACAGATGAAAAACATGAACTTAATTTAATAAATGAACTATTTGTTATAATAGAAGAAATAATTAAAATAAGAAAATGATAAAAGGTGCTTTTAGCACCTTTTTGTTTTATAGAAGTAAAGCAATTCCATTTTCAATTTTTGATTTAATCAACATATTTTCAAATCTAATATTACCCAGTTTAAAGTTTTTCTTAATAAATTCTAAATGTGTAAATCTTGCTGATTTAGTTAAAAGAGTATTTTCTTTATGGTCTGAAAGAGTAAGAGCAAAATTAAATTTACAATATGGGTCAATTTTATTTGAAATTATTAAAATTCCTAATTTATAATCACAATATACAGCATAATCATCATTTAAGTAAGATAAAGTGCAAAAATATTTTGAGTTTGGTGTAAGAGAGTGAATAAAAGATTCGTTATCATCTAAGTAATTACCGTTATAGGCATAATTTCCATAATCAGTATTTTTAATCATATTAACAAATTTAGATGAGCTTTTTTTATTTTTTAGTTCAGTAGATGAAAGTGCGTTTTGAAAGAGCACATTTTCAGAAGTCCATATTGTGCCCTTTTCAATTTTAGGAATTGAAAAAGCTGGGTGAATGTGATACGGATTATAAAACTTAATATTGTTACCCAAAAGAAAACAAATAACCCTGTCTTCTTCTCTATCAATAGTGTGATAAATATTTAAAAGTAAATCAGGTTCTTTAAAACCGTTTACATAAAATTTCTTTGCGTTTTCTTCAAGACAATATTCATCAAAAATCATATATTTAACAGCAGGATAAGAATTTTTTTTGATTTTATGTGCTTCTGAAAGAGCTATACACCTTCCAATAACTTCATTTTCCAAAGAGAAATATTCATTATTAAAATTAAAAATATAGTTTGGAAATTTAAGATTTATAACTTTAGAAACAGCTTTTTCCAAAGCATTTTCCTGTTTTTCTTCTTTAGTTCTTGTAATATAAACAAATTCTAATTTTTTTGTAATGCATTTATCTATAAAATAAAATAGTGTAGTAAAAGTTTTTCCTATACTTCTTTCACTGTTAATTAAATTAAAATTTCTTTGATACGGTAAAACATCATAAATATTCCAATGAATACCATCATAGACGTTCATAAAATCACCTCAAAATAGAAAAAGATGTTTAAATAATTAATTAGTAGGCGTTACCCCTAAAATTTACACGGCAGGTTTCACCCTGTAACATCCGATAAATACTAATTAATTTAAAAAAACACCTTTTAAATTAATTATAGCATATAAAATTATAATAATCAAGTAAAAGATTTAATAGTAAAATCTGTATCTTTTAAAATGATTCCGCCTTTAACATGTTTCATTTGTAGTTTACCTGAATATGAAGTTCCTTCTTTGAAATTTTCCCAGGTAACACCATCGTAACAAGATGTGGGCATTCCTGCGCATGTAATATGTAACTTTCCTTCAATTTCTTCTACATATGATTTTGCTCTTAAATATTTAGCCCTTGTAAATTCTTTAACTTCAATTTTCCATGCTCCCATTTCTGTATCAGAAATGTTTAAGCATTCGGGAATATTTGTGCCTAATAAATGTAAAGAATCAGTATCGGCATACAAAAAACGTTCATAAACTTTTTGAGCTGATGTAATAGTATACCACCTTGCCCATGAAGTAATAAAAGTTGCAACTGGAATATAAATAGGTTCTCTTGAATTAGGAATATCTAATTTATATTTAATAATATCATTTTCATCAATATATGGAATTTTACCTTGCACAGTTGGATTTAAAGCAAAATATCCATATAAAGCATTTAACATTAGTTTTGATAATGTTCTCATGGGGTAATTTTTTTCAATTGTGCTTTGTACTTTAATGTTATACCATTTATCAATATAATCATTAAATAAACCTGTTGCGGCTTTAAATTTATAGCCGCCTAAATATTCAAGATTATATACATCATAATGTTGTAAAAATAATTCTAAATCAACAGAGGTTAAATTTAAAATAACCTCTTCATCTAAACATTCTTTTATATATTCTGTAGGTATAAATGATAAATTATTTTTTAATTGAATTGTTGGCAAATAATTTTCTTTAAGTTTAAATTGACAACTTATTTTTTGTATGTATAATGAATATAGATTATCTTTTTTGTATTTTCCTTTAAATTTAATCGGCTCTCCAAAAGGGAGACTAAATTGTTTCATAACAAAAGGATATAAAGAATTTACATCAAGAACAATTCCTTTTCCTACCTCTACATTTTTATATTTTTCATTAACATAGGAAAAACCGCCTTTATAGCTTTTTCTTAATTCATAATCGTCTTGTTGAACTGGAAATAACTTTCTAAATTTTTTCTTACCTCCAATAATATTTAAAAAGTCATGAAAACCATTAGACCCTTGAGTAATTCTATTTAGTGATTGTGAAAAAAGTACTTTTAATGCTTTTGCAACAATTAACACGTCATTTTTTAAATAATTAACTTCTTCTGATGTTAGTTGATGATTAATCTCTCTATCTTTTTCATAGTCAATATTTAATTTAATTTCTTCAAATTTAAATGCTTTTGCAATATCAGAAACAGAGAAGGGTAAAATTTTTAAGCTGTCAAAAATTTTGCATGATAATTCGGTGTTATCATCTTTATAAAAACAAATCTGAATAGAATAAAATAAATTTTTATCAGAAATTAATGTGGTGAATGTATTACTTTTTAATTTTTTGCTATCCGAAACATGTTTAAAATTATTTTTAAAAAGATAATAAATAATAAATTCACCGTCAAATTTTAGATTATGAAAATAAAATGTTGCTCCACTATGTGTTTTAGCAAAATTAAAAAAGAATTCAATGTCATTACCGTAATAAAATTCGTTTGTGTCAATATCACATATACCAGTAGCCCAAACTCTACAATCATTTTCGTTTGTAGTAGTTTCAAAATCTGCTGTATATTTCAACTAGTTACTTCCAACCATTTTGAGTATGAACTTTCAATAATTAGTCCTACTGGTAGTGGGTCACTGATAAATTGAATCGCAAGCACAGGGTCATTTACAGCTAAACTATAAAAATTAGTAGGCTCTTGTTGTAATACAAAGTTATAAAAATCAATAGCTTCTGATGAATCTCCTAAATTATTAAGTATTGCCTTTAAATAATTCTCCTTATAGGATTTAGCTTTATCTAAAAAATAAGTTGAGCGGGTTTGTTTTTCTAAGGATTTTAAATAATACTTAAAATCTTGAGGCTTAATATTACTTAAATTAAAACTCTTTTTTCCTAAATTTTCATAGTCAACTACTGTTCCCTTTCCATAATCTTTTAAATTAGGAATTTGTTTCATAAAATTTGTTCTTCTTCTATTAATATTAGCAACATCATATTTAATTTCTTGAACTTGCCATTCCGTGGTTTGCAATCCTTGAAATGTTAGTATAGGTCGTTCAGCACCCTTTTTTAAAAACCTGCTATATTTTTTTATTAACCTATTAAAATCTTGTCTTGTTGTAATTAAAGACTTTAATTTTTCAGTTGTTAGTCTTTCAGGTAAATAACTTTTATAATCAGGGTGCTTTTTTAAAGTTCTGGTTATTTTAGAATTAAACTTTCTAACTAGGTTAGATAATTCTTTTTTGTCTTTATCTCTCCATTTAATATTACTCATAATAACCTCATTGAAAAAAAAAAAAGAGCAATTTTTAATTACTCTTTTCTTTTTCATAATCATGTTTATAGATATTGGCGATAACTTTTAAACAAGCACAAAAGTGAGCATTTTTCTTTCACCGCGTGTTACTTGTTGGATTTTAATTTTAATAGGCTCTGTCCATGTTTCAGGTAAACCTTTAATGGCAAAGACTTTTTTCATGGAATTATAAATTCCAATACTTACAGCTTGGTAAGTTTCATTATCTGGTGTAATAAGAATAATTCTTGGCACTGAAGAAATTTCGCCTGTTTCTTTATTGGTGCATTGCACCATTTCACAGATTACATCTTGCACCACAATTTCAGTATTTATAAAATCTGAAATTTTATAATCTGGATTATTAATTGCGTTAAATAAAATTGTTTCTTCTTTTTTGTCTTTTGGAATTAGACTTGAATAAAAATTATTTTGTTCGGTTAAATCATTTTGAATGTTAGTTAAAGCAAATTCACTCATATTGTTACTCCTTAAAAATTAAATTTTTTTAGCTACAGATATAAAATCGGATATGTCACAAGCATATACTTCCTTATAGGTTTCCAAATTAGTAATATAAAAATCATTTGAACCTAATTCTTTGGCAAGATATTTTGTTGCTTTTACAATGTTTAATTTACCTGCAAACGTTCTGCAATTTTCTTGATTTTCATGTTTGTAATTGACAGTTGTAAAATACAGCGTTTTTGTGATATTCATTTTTGAACCCCCTTTCATTGTAACTATAATAACATACTTAAAATTATTTGTCAATATACTATTGACAAATAATTTAATTAATATATAATATAATTACAGCGTTCTGTAAAATTACAGCGTTCTGTAAAATTACAGCGTTCTGTAAAATTACAGCGTTCTGTAAAGAGGTTTTGATATGGCTTGGATTGAAGGAAACCGATTTTTAAGTATGTCGGAAATGCAAAATAATGCACGAATTATTTGGAATTATTTAGGTTCTAAAGGTTGGTCAATTAATGCTGTTGCTGGTATGCTGGGAAATATGCAACATGAAAGTAGCATAAACCCTAAAATTTGGGAAGCTCTTACCGTCGATTATAGTCGTGGCTACGGTTTGACACAGTGGACACCTGCAACAAAACTTTTTAATTGGGCAGGCACAGATAATCCAACAGGGGAACAGGAACTCGATAGAATTATTTATGAATCGGAAAATGAACTACAGTGGTTTTATAATAGCGAAGTGGGAGAATCTCCTCCAATAACATTTAAAGAATTTACAACCAGTACAGAACCCCCTTCTACACTGGCAAGGTACTTTCTTTATTTTTATGAGCACCCTGCGGACCCAATCGGTCAGCGACCGATTAGGGAAGCAGATGGTGATTATTGGTACACATTTTTAAGTGGTGAACCTCCTCCTGAACCTCCAATTACAAGCTATAAAAAAATGTCTATTATCTATTATTTAAAGAGGTGGTAAAATGCTTACGTTAAAATCTGTTAACAAATTGTTGGAAGATATTGTTAGAGATATTGACCTTGATGAAGCCGTTTTAGACAAGGTAAAAAGATTAAAAAAAGACTTTGAAGAGCGTGATTCATATCTTTCTAAAGTTGGTAAAACCGTTAATGAGGATGATGTTGAAGATTATGAATATATGCTTAATGAGCGTGGAGAAGATTGGGAAACACGTTACAATGATTTAAGAGAGCGTTATATTCGTAGATTCTTTGATGGCGATTCAAAATCCGAGATTGAAAAAAATGAAATTGAGGATATTGAAAAGAAACTTGAAGATGACGAAGAAGAAAATGAATTAAGTGTAGAAGATTTATACTAATTGAGGTGAAAATTATGGCTTACAAACCAAAACAAATTACAGATACAAATAGAAATACAGCAGATATTATAAACGCCTTGCGTAACGATATTGGCGGAGAGTTTAAAGAAAGTGTGCCAGTAGCTCTAAAAGCAGGAGCAAAAGTAAACGGTTCTACCGTTTCCAGAGAAGCGGCTATTATGCGCCTTCGTGAAATTGGTAATGTTATTACTTCCTATACACCTTTTTTAAATGCTTTTACAAATGCTCTTGTTAATCGAATTGGCAGAACTATTATTACATCTAAACTTTATTATAACCCATGGGTAGAATTTAAAAAGGGATTAATGGAGTTGGGTGATACTGTTCAAGAAGTTTTTGTAAATATGGCAAAACCTTTTCAATTTTCTCCTGAAACAGCAGAAAATACATGGCAAAAAAGGCATTTACCTGATATTCAAAGTGCATATCATAGTCTTAATTTTCAAAAATATTATCCTACAACCGTTAGTGAGCAAGAGTTAAGACAAGCATTTTTGTCATGGGAAGGTCTAAACGACTTAATTGGCAGAATTATTGAGCAGGTATATACAGGTGCAAACTATGATGAATTTATCGTTATGAAATATATGATTGCAAGGGCCGCATTAAATGGCACAATCCATGCTGAAAATATTCCACCTGTCACAGCAGATAATGCAAGAGAAGTAACTGCAACCATGGTAAAATTTGCAAAAGATTTAACTTTTATGAGCAATCGCTATAATGAAGCTGGTGTTTATAATTTTACGGACCCTAATGATTTGTATATTATTTTAACAACCGATATAAGCTCCATTTTTGATGTTGAAGTATTGGCACTTTCCTTTAATATGGATAAGGCTGAACTAATTGGTCGTCAAAAACTGGTTGATGGTTTTGGAACAATTGATGAAGATAGACTTACTTTACTGTTTAAAGATGACCCATATACTTCTTACACCCCTTTTACATCTGAAGAAAAAACACAACTTGCCACAATTGAAGCCCTAATGTGCGATGAAAAATTCTTTATGATTTTTGATAATCTGTATGAAATGCGTGATTATCCAAACGGAGAGGGCTTATATTGGAACTATCGCTATCACGTATGGAAAACTTTTTCTATGTCTCCGTTTGCTAACGCTATTTTATACACAACCTCTACACCCGCGGTTACAAGTGTAACAGTAACGCCTTCTAATACTACCGCAAATAAAGGAACAACATTGCAACTTTCTGTTAACGTTGAAACAACAGGTTTTGCTTCAAAAGGCGTTCATTGGGAAATAACAGGTAGTGAACAGTTTAGTGCAGTAGACCAAAACGGTTTGGTTACAATCGGCGCAGGTGAAACAGAAGCTACATTAACTGTAAAAGCAATCTCATTATTTGATGAAGAAAAAAGTGGACAGTGCGTTATTACGGTTAATCAATAATGAATTTAACACCGTTAACACCAATAACGGAATTATATGTATGTCATAGTATCCCGTTAGATAATACCTATCGGGATACTTTTAGTAAAAAATTCTTTCCATCTGCAAGCGCACAAGCTTCATTTTTCATTAATAATTCAAAATTTACTTTTACTAATCTTTCACCTATCCGATTACAAAATCAAATTAGATTACCTGTTAATGCTGATAAATTATACGATTGTAATTATATTGTTTTTAAAAACGCTAACTTTTCCGATAAATATTTTTACGCTTTTATTACTAAAATAGATTTTATTAATGTTAATATGACTAATATCACAATTGAAATTGACATTATGCAAACATGGCTTTTTGACTATACAATTCAACCTTGCTTTGTAGAAAGAGAACATGTTATTGATGATACAATTGGCGCAAATTTAGTAGAAGATAATCTTGAAACAGGTACATATGTTTTTGATTATGCACAAACAATAAGCGGGTTAACTCCTTGTTATATCTGTCTCGGTTCAACTGTAGATTTATCAGAGTTTAACGCTGTATCAGGCGCACTATATAAAAATGTTTATTCAGGCATTCAACTTTATGCATTTGAGCCAAATGAAGGAAATGTAAATACTATTAATAACGCTATTCTCTCATTAACCGAAGCGGGAAAAAGCGACGCTATTGTAGGAATTTTTATGTGTCCTCCCACTATGTTTGAAACATCTCTTCTTGATTTTAACACAGGAAAAGGTTATGATAGTGTAAATGGTTATACACCAAAAAATAATAAGTTATTTACATACCCTTATAAATACTTATATGTTTCTAATTTAGACGGAACCTCTGCAGATTATAAAATGGAATTTTTTAGCGGAGAAAATTGCAGTTTTAAATATGGTGGAGACTATTCAATGAACCCATCTGTTGCTTTAATACCTACAAACTACAAAGGTATACAAAATAACTATGACGAAAAAATTGTCCTTTCCAATTATCCACAATGCGCTTTTAATGTTGATACTTTTAAAGCGTGGTTAGCACAAAATGGCTCTTCACTGGGTATGTCCGTTTTAAGTTCTGCTTTAAGCAGTGGTGTTTCTGCTGGAACTTCTTTGGCAACTGGAAACATTGCTGGTGCAGGTGCTTCAGCAATATCTGGATTATTAAATATAGGTCAAACTTTAGCACAAATCAGTGATAAAAGTAAAATGCCGCCACAAGCACATGGTTCACAATCAAACTCTTTAAATGTGGCTTTGGGAGTTAAAAACTTCTTTATTGCACATAAGACAATTACATATGAGTTTGCAAAACAAATTGACGATTTTTGGAGTGTTTTTGGTTATCCTGTCCATGAGACTAAAGTTCCAAATACTACAAATCGGCCTTCATGGAACTACGTTAAAACTTTAGAATCTAAGATTACGGGTTCTATTCCTTTTAATGATATTTCTCAAATAAGAAGTATTTTTGATAAGGGATTTACTTTCTGGCATGGAAATTTTGTTGGGGACTATACAAGGGGGAATAAATAATGAGTAAATCTAAAAAAAAGTGGGATAGTGCAAGAATTAATAATGCAACTTATCAATTTTTCTTTATGAAACTTATGTCTATTGCTTTATCATGTTTTAAATGGGAAAATTTACCTGATTCAATTGATGAAAGATTTCTTGAATTAACTTTAGCTAATCGGGGAAGTTGTTTATTTTTTAAAGATGAAGAACTGGGATTTCTTACACTCCCCGCCAATTTGTCAGGTCAACTTAATGTTTATAATATCCCCAAAATTCGGCAGGCTTTTGCTTCTACAGGTTATAATAAAATGTGTGATGATAAAGATAGTGTTATTATTTTCAACAATTATTTGCACTTTTCAACATTATCTGTGGTTGAACACTATGCCATTCGTCTATATGAAATGCAGAGAACAATTGATGTAAACGTTAAAGCTCAAAAAACTCCAAAAATATTTAAATCTAATGAACAACAAAGACTTACTCTTCAAAATATTTTTATGAAGTATGAAGGTAATGAGGACGCGATATTTATTGATAAAGACTTTGATATGAATGCGTTACAAGTTTTTGATACTTCTGCACCCTATGTAGCAGATAAAATTAGAATGTTAATGTCTCAAACTTTTTCTAATTTCTTAAATGACTTAGGCATTGAAGCAATTACCACAGAGAAAAAAGAAAGAATCAACGAGGCAGAAACAGAAAGCACAAAGGGCTATGTTGAAATTGGGAGAAACATTTTTTTAAACGCTAGAAAACAAGCGTGTGATGAGATTAATAGAATGTTTGACCTAAACATAAATGTAGAATTTGATTCTAACTTAATTTCATCACTAAATAAAAATGTGGATTTGGAGATGATATAGTATGTCACAATATACTACACAACTTTTAAATATTGTTAAACAAATGAATTACCCGAACAATAATATATCTATTTCACAGCAAATAAAAAATGCTTGTCCTTTTATATTTGACTTCCCTTATCCTATTTTTGTGGAAAGTTATAGAAGAACATTAGAGGAAAAAATTATTAGACATTATATTATGAAAGAAATTTGTTGTGAAACATATGGCCTTTGGAAAATGTTTTTGGAAGATAAAATGAATATTATCATGCCATATTATAATGAGCTATATAAAACCACATTATGGGAGTTTGACGCTTTAACGGACATCGATTTATGGGAAACATATGAAGGCTCAAAAAATAACATGGAAAATATCCTTTCTAAAATTTTAGGTAATAATTCATCAAAATTTAATTCAAATGATGTTCTTTCAGAAAATACTTCTTTAAAATCAGATTATTCAAAAGATAATAACGGAAATATAAGTGAAACAGGAAATAATTTATCATCGGATTTACCACAAGCAAATTATGCGGGTGTAGATTATGGCACTAATTTAAATGAAATTGAAAATAATTCAACCTCAACAAATCATGAATCTGGTTCTAATACTGATATCACTAATCGTTCAACAAATAACAATTCAGAGAGTTTAACATCAGATACATTAAATACTGAAAATAACACTAATAGAAAAAATAGTGAAAATGAAGTTTTCACTCGGCACACATCTGGTTTAGCTGGAAAATTTAACCCAGCAGAATTACTATTAAAATATCGTGAAGCAATTATTAATATAGACCAACTTATTATAAATGATTTACATGATTTATTCATGCTAGTCTATTAAAGAGGTGATTATATGCAAAATCCTAAATCATTTGATTTTTGGTGTGTTAAAGTTCTTCCTTTAGTTTATGATGATTCACTTTCATATTATGAGGTTCTTTGCAAATTAACTTCTAAAGTTAATGAAATGATTTTAAACGATGATAATCTAAAAGAAATTTTAGCTCAATTTAATTTAGAGATTGAGCAGTTAAAACAAGATACCGCCCAACTTCAAAATGATATTGAAAAAGTTAAAAACGGTGAATATGTTGACCTTTATCTTGATTCAATTAAAAACTATATAGACAATAATTTGCAAGAATTAGTTGCTAACATCGTTAAATATATTTTCTTCGGTTTAACAAATGATGGTTATTTCTGCGCTTCCATACCCAGCAGTTGGGAATTTATTACTTTTGATACTATAGTAGACCCAAAAAGTCCATTATACGGACATTTAATACTAAAATGGTGATTAATATGTATTTTAATATTCTTCTTTCATATGATGAAATAGCGGAATTATATACCTCTCACTATTCATCAAATATATGTTTTCTATTAGATGATTATAATTTATTTTAAAGGAGTTTAAAATTATGGCTACTTATAACACATATATAGGAGCACGTTATGTCCCTATTTTTGCGGACCCTATTGAATGGGATAAAGCAAAATCATATGAACCCCTAACTATTGTTACATATCAAGGAGATTCTTATACAAGTAAAACTTTTGTTCCTGCACAAACAGAAATTACTAATACTGAATTTTGGGTAAGAACAGGCTCATATAATGCTCAAGTTGAACAATATAGAAAAGAAGTTCAAGAAGTTGTTACTAAAATGGATGACCTTGAAAAATCGGTTAATAATTCAATATCATCTTTTGATACTAGATTAACGCAAACTGAAGAAAAAGTTGAATCTTATAATAATAGAATTACTACCCTTGAATCAGATAATGCCACTAATAAAACCAATATTTCTAATAATACTAATAGTATTAGTACAATAGAAGGTCAAATTAATACTATCAATACAGAAATCGAAAGTTTAGATTCGAGAGTTGAATCCAATGAAAATAGTATTAGTACCATCAATGAAAATTTAACAAATTTATCAAATTTAGTTAAAAATAGAAGATTTATTGTAATTGGGGATAGCTATTGCGATGGTACCAATTCATGGATTAAATCAATGCAAAATTATTTAGGTAAAAATGACACTGACTATGTTAAAAGTTATATGGGTGGTGCTGGTTTTGCTCATGGTAATAAAAACTTTTTAAACCTTCTACAAGAAGCCAATGCAACAAACCCTAATACTATTACAGATATTATTGTATGTGGTGGTGCTAATAACTATCCTGAAGATACTGATACAATTTTAAATGGTACAGGAGGCATACAAGAATTTGTTAGCTATGCAAAATCAACATACCCAAATGCAACCGTACATATTGGATTTATTGGTGTTAACCTAAATAACAATGACAACATCCCGCGTGCAATAAATGCTTATAAGCAATGCACTAAATTTGGTGCTAAATATCTTAATAACGTAGAGTTTATATTGCCTAGCTATACTCTTCTACAAAGTGACTTTATACACCCTAATGAACAAGGTGATTATCAACTGGGAGTATATATCACAAATGCTGTTTTAACAGGTTCATGTGACGTAAATTACACTTACGAAAAACTTAATATTGTTACTGAAAGTTATATTTCATCAATCACTGGCGGTTTTGCTTCTTATAGACAAAATAACGTTGAGCGTTTAGTCTCTACAGGAATTGGTGTTTATTTCTCACAACCTCAACACATTACAGCAAATGACCAAAGTAAAGTAAAAGTCGCAACTATACAAAACGGAAGTTTTATAGGAACTGCATTTGCTACTTATACATGCGCAGGTTTAATTTATGATGGTAGTAAATTTAGGGATATTCCAATTACCATTATAATTGATAAAAATGAAATTAGTTTTTCATTTAACGGTGCTTCTGATGATGGAGTCGCATGGTTTGAAGGCACTGTTAATAGAATTTTAATTAATCAAATTAATCTTATTTCTCAATACTATTAATATTAAAATGACTTCCTTTATAAAGGAAGTCATTTCTTTTTAATTAAATTTAGGTAAATTTAAATGTTTCATCTCTCTTATATCATTTTGAATTTGCAATATTTGCATTTGTTGAATAGCTGATTCTTTTTCTAATTTATCACAAAATTCTCCCATTGCTTCTAGTCCTGAGTTCATTGCTCGTATCTCGTGCACTATTGCTTCTAATATTTTTATAATTTCTCTTTCCATTTCTTCTATCTCCTATCACATAAATTATTTCTGTTATTATCATTAAAGTTCCTAATCCAATTATAATTAAAATTGATGTTAATAAATCTGTTGAACCCATTTCATATCCGCCAACTATTCCGATAATTATTATACATAATACTGTATGTATAATTAATGTTATTGTCCTCATTTTCAACACCTCCAATTTCATTTGTTTATTATGTGTTAATTATAACACATTAATTTTTTGTTGTCAATATTTTATTGAATTTTTTTTGATTAATTTTTTGATTGTATTTTTTGGT